CCTTGGCTACCTACCGTCTGGAGAAGGCTCGTATGTTAGTCGCCAACGAAGGTAGCGCTTTAACTACCAAGCAACAGGAACAACTTTCAGAGCGTGTGGATGCCGCCGTTGATTTCTCACAGGGCAACTACGAGAAGTTCAACCATCCCTCCATAGCGCAGGGACCAATGCTCAGGTACCTGTGGATATACAAACAGTTCCAAGCCATCACCATCCAGTTGATGCGCCACCTAGGTCACAAGGAGAGGGCCCAGTTCCTGGCGTTCTTCATCCTGACCGCTGGCCTCAAGGGCATACCTTTCGAGGAGGACTTCGCTGATCTAGTGGACACCATCATGCAGAGGTTCGGCATTGACTGGAATGGTCTTGAGGGGGAGATGTCTGAAATCTTTGAGAGCCTCGGCATACCTGCTGGCTTGGCGATGCGTGGCCCCATCGACTACTATCTTGGCATCACCTACTCAACTCGTATCAGCCAGTCCAACGTCATCCCCGGCACAGGGTTCTTCAAGGCGGGAGCTGCCAAGGCAAGGGAGGCGGCTGACATCATCGGCCCTGTATTGAGTGCATGGGATGGTGTATTCAATTCAGCGGGTACGGCGGGGGAATATCTTTTAGAGACTGTGGGCCTCAAGCCTGACGTCACGACGGCGGGCGACGTACTACGTACAGGCGCAGGGTTGTCGGCGTTGAAGAATTACGCTAAGGGCATCACCTATTTCATCGACGGGACTATCACTAATGACCGGGGGCAGGTGGTGTCCCATGATGCGGGGCTCATGACTGTCCTGTTCCAGATGATGGGCTTCTACCCCGGCGCAGCCACTGCCCAGTACGATGTGAACCGTATCGGCAGTGACGTAGCGGCGTACAACAAGGCACTCGTCAAAGGCTATACGGACGCATACAACAAGACTGACAGGGCTGGTAGGCGTAGGATTAGGCGGCAGGTGCGTGAGTGGAACAAGAATGTAGGTCGGAGGAGCCCGCTTTACATAAGCGATTTCGGTGACAAGGTCAGGCGGTCTAGTAAGGCGGCGAAGCAATCATCCGTTGAGCGTTCCATCAAGGCTCTACCTAAGTCCGTTAAACCTTTCGCTAAACGGATAGCCAGGGGCAGGGGGCTTGACCCTAGGGGTCTGGAGATTGAGTAGCTACGCCTAGCTGTCCTAGTGTGGCGTCCTGTGCAGTCACAGGCGTATCCTCTAGGTAGCCTCTAAAGATATCGCAGTTGAGGTTTACACCGAGTACGTTCTGTTGCCCCGCCTTGAGTGCAGTGTCCCTACCCATCCAGAAACGACCACTAGCGGGCGTGGCATCTATACCCTCGGTTTTGATTTCCCTTTTCAACGTGCTGTAGTCATAGCCCTTGGATGATACCCACTTCTTGAACAGCCGTGATACCAACATGACTGTGCCACGATCAAATTTCTGATTAGTATCCTTACGGTATTTGTCGAAGCGTATGCTGATCTGGCTACGGGGTATGCGGGTCTGATCCATAGTAGAGGGTATACCGTCAGTGTGCATGACTACCAAGGCTTCGTGGGCCTTCTCGTTTATATACTCATGAATTAACTTAAAGGCATCTGTTACGTTGTCCTTCACGCTACGGCGCAGTGTGTCTAACTGGTCTACGCCCCATTGCACACCTATCTCAGGGTCGAAGTTAATTAGTCCGTCCTCGTGGGCTATGTGGAGCGCAACGTCAAGGAGGACGAGGTCTGTTTCCCAGAAGCGTTCCGCACCTGTGAATGTGCATCCGTAGCGGTCGGAGAATGTAGCCGCGCTCTCTGCAATAAGTTCCCGTAAGCGTGTCTCCCCCCGTCTCAGGAGCGCCTTAATAAATTCCTCACCTACGACACCGTAGTTATGCATGAGGAATTTAATGATGGTGCGCCCTGCGGTACTGCTGTCATCGAACATCTTGTGCATGGGCATCTGAACTTCAAGGAGCCTAGCCATCTGTGCATCAGTCTCAAGACCAGACGCTGCCAGCTTGGAGATGAAGGATACGTTGGTGGATACCACTACGCAGGTAGCCCACTCCTTGGTCTCGCGTTCCTCAATGGTGCGGGTCAGTCGCTTCTTGTCCTCACCCTGTGTGACCATGTAACAGAACTCACCTATGTGTTTGTCCTCCATCATACCTGCTTCGTCGATGGTCATAGGTAGGTGACAGTACATCCCCAACCTGTTGAACAGAGCGTTCTGTGTGAACTTGGCGGCGATATGTAGCTTGTCAGGGTTACCCCAAACGGACTGCATCCATAGCTGGGCCAGTGTTTTACCCGCGCCTGTGTCGCCAAAGAGGGACATAGTGATGCCCTTGAGGCCCGACAAGGCCCATAGAGGGCCACTGAAAGCATGGCCTAGGGCAAACATATGCGAGGAGAGACCGGCCTTCTGGAGCAATCCTGTGGCCTCTACCCACTCACTTAAGTTACCCTTGTGTGCGTACAACGTGTTGCCCAGACGGTTGGTGTTCGATGTGAGGGATATGTCATCGGTTACAACAGTGCCGTCACGCTCACGCTTGTATAGCTTGTCGCCTATAACGAACTGAGTGAAGTTCTCTTTCCACCCCATCGAATTGTGGATGTTCGTCATCGTTTTGGTCTTGCGAAGCTCCTCCATGTATGACCGCAACATAACTTGAAAATCCTTTATCTGCTTGTCTCCCCTCAACACGATGCCTTGATCGGCTATGGCCGTAGGAAACTCACGGCTCCCATAGTTAAGGTATGCTTGACGGAACACTAGGTCTTGCCAGCCAACGTGTCTACGCTTCCACTTGAACCGGACAGTCTCATACCCGAGGGACTCATCTCTGCCGTAGCCCACTGGGTACATATCAAAGGGGCATACAGTGACGTATACTCCATCTACCTGATGCACTATGGCTGGCTGGCCTTTCTTGCTCACCCTCTCGTAGGGCCAAGGCACTTCAACATCATGGGCCACCTCGTCCGGTGCATCGGAACTGACCGCAACCTTCTCGTAATGTACACCCAGTTGGGCGGGGCTGGCGATGTTCCCCTTGTGTTTACACTTACCGCATCCCTTGGGCCTGTCTCCTTCTATCTTGGTACAGGTGGCTGGCCCCGTGGTGTTCGCTACCCAGTGGGCCATTTTCTTGAGAGTGGCAGCTTCGTTATACTCGGGGTGTTTCATACTCCATAATTTGGCGGTGTCTTCTGGGTTGACGCAGTGCGCGGCTACCCCCAACATGTCGTACCACAATGGCTCGGGTACATCTTTCTGGTTTTCGGTAATCCATTTAAGCTGACGGCATCCATCTAGAATCAGATTAGGCAGGGCGGGGGTGAAGTCGGTACTTAGGGCATCTCCTAACCCGGTGTCCTTGTGTACAGGGATGACCGGTTCTGTCTCCCCTGTAGGCTTAACGTAGCCCAAGATGTTCTGGAGCGTTTGTTGGTCTGTCGGCTCAGCTTTCATCCAGACAACAACCTCTTTCCCATTCTTCGGGTTATGTGTCTCGACGGGGCGTAGTACTCTTGCACTGTCAGCGGTGATCGCTGGGTCCACCTCGAATTGGTGGGTAACACAGGCTTCTTTTAGCGCGTTGGCCAGCGGCAACCAGTCTACCGGGGGCAGAGCCTCTTTTAACACCCAGTAGACATGGAGCCCCCGCCCAGACGATACGATCATCGGTGCTGGTAAACCCGTGTCTTGTATGAATTTTAGTAGGGCGGCGAGCCCCTTTTTTTGATTTGCGTATGGCTTGTCGTCGCCACAATCAACATCAAGGAATAAAGTATTTGTTAAGCATACATTATCTTGTTTGCGCTTGCCCTTTGTATTGAATGAGGACACTGCGTAGTAGACGTTGTTGCCGTTCTTGTCTGCCATCAGGCAGTAGTTAGCGAGTTCTTCCACTGTAGGAAAAAAGGCTTGTTGGGGTGCGCCCCCTTCATTTATTATTATTGATACATAGAAACCTTTATCTGGAAGAACACGCTTAAGAAATGTAAGCGAGTTCATGTTGTTAGCCTTAGCCCCAGTTAATTGGAAAGGGGAGCGGCGAACCACTCCCCCGTCCAATGTATGTTACTCGTCTTCTTTCATCAATTCAATAAGTGAATTGAATCGTTGTGGGGAAGACATAGCGATAACCTCTGGTGATGGCCATTCCTGCTCAGTCATTACTCCCATCATTTTTTTGAGCAGCTTCCGCACCTTCTCATCGTTCTTTTTCCGGATGGGTTTTCCTCCAACCCATCCGGTGTAGGTTACACGCGACACACCCAGCACTTTAGCCATCTGTGTCGCAGTGAGAAGCATATGCTTCCGCAGAGCTTCTACTTTTACGAAGAAATCCGGGGTTGCATCAGGCATCGTCAGCTACCTCCTGCATAAGTTGGGTAATCTCAGCCGCCAACCCTTCGGTTCCCTCGGCAACAGGGGCCGCTACAGGTTCTTCAGCAGGAGCCGCTGCTTCTTTTGGTGCTTCTGCACCTGCTACGACAGTCGCTGCTCCGAACCCTGTTGTCTTTTTCTCCTCAACAGGTTCTGGAGCTGGTGTCACAGGTATCATCACCGGGGCTGGTTTCTTAACCACAGGTGGTGCTGTAGTAGCTGTTACGGCATCTACCTTTAATGTACTCATGGTGGTTGCTTCACCTGTGATCTGCTTAATAATGTCGGACTTGAACAGTGGGTCCACTAGCTTCTGGGTATCTTCATCCAGAAGCCCACTGAACTTGAACTTGAGCTTAGGGTAAGACGCCTCAGTGTCGAACAACACAGTGGTACGTACACATTCAGTCGGAATTTTACGCATCTTAAGGCCAGCTTGGTATGCACTAAGCCCCTTGAGTGCCGATGCTGTGACTTCCAGTAAGTAGATAGGGCCGCTAACGTCATCAGCAGATACAACAGCCAGCCGCTTCTTATCGGCACAGGCTTTAACCTTCGTACCCTGTGGGGTGATACGGCTACCCCATGCGTTCTGCGGGCAACCAGCACATAGATCGTTCTGTGGCTGAGTGCTGTCCGGGTGTGGTTTGTCTCCCTCCAATGAGTAGCAATCAGGAGCAGACGGTTCCGCGTCAGGATTCCACGCTGTGGCGTACCACGCTTTGGATAAGCCGGGGTTGGCCCCTACTACAACAACTTCCAGAGCTGTTGTATCCAATACGGACTCAGCTCCACCGTCGATCAACCGGAAGCGGGAGCCTTTGATTGAGATACGGGGGAACTCTGCCCCGCTACTTAACCCGCCACCAATGGCGTCACCTAGGGCAGACGGCTGGCCGATACGGTCAGCAAGGTGAGCGGGAATTTTGAGGTCTGTTGGTATGATATCACTAGCCATTACTTTTTCTTCCTTCTATCCATTTCTTTTTGTGCAAACATCTCTCCCTGCTTGGGTTCAATGTCCAGTTTGTGCCGCGCTTGTACGGCGATGATTTCTTCTGCTATGTCTATCTCGGTCTTGGCGTAGGTAATTTTAGGTTCCTTATCTACGCTATATTCCGGTGATGTGATTAGTAGGTAGCCGTTACTGATTGGCAGTACCTGCATCATCGGTGTAATATGTTCCAGAAAGACGGTCATTATGCCTTCTTAACGGGCCTTCGTACCGATACTCCTATCCTAGTCCCAAAGTTCACGCCGTCTGGGACGGTCTTGTTCGCGTCGATATACCCACGGACTGATCTCTTGTTCACACCCCTAGTCAGCATATCCCACGCCTCGTTCTCCTTAACGAAAGCTAATACTGCGTCCCAGTTAGCCACACTAGCGTAGTCACTGGTGGTAAGGAATGCAGTGCCGTGATCAGTCTTGAAAGACTTCACGCCTGTCTCATCTGACTTAGCTTGTATCCACGCTTCCAGCTTGAGCATCTTCTCCTTGATACCAACTACTATCTCCTTGGTATCGGCTTCAATAATCTCTTTCCGGTTACGTAATGTAATGTATGCTTCCACCACATCACCAACAGTTGGTTCAGCCATTGAATATCTCCTTGTAGATAGCCTCAACGATCTCAACAAACTCCTCTTGGGAGTAGCGTTTAATGCTGATCTCGCTAACCAGTTGTTTGAATAGTTTAACTTCCTTAGTCATCCATCTCCTCCTGTATAAGATCAAGCAGTAG